CACATCGCAGAATGCGCTCGCCGCCATCCTTGCCGAGCCCGGCCGCCGTGGTACGGGAGCGGTTGAATCCGGCGTCCTCGGTCTTGGTGATGATCATGCGGGTGGCAAACAGGACGGCGTCGGCCCACTCGGTGATCAGGGCATTGGCATGCTTGTGCAGCCGTGGTGAATAGCGGTCATAAGCGGTGTGTTCCGGGTCCTCGAACTTCTCGACCTTGGCATGGGCCAGCAGGATCACACACATACCCTGTTCGTTTCGCAGATCGTTGAGTTCATTCAAAACCCTGCGCCAGTGCGTCAGGGCGTGCGTGTAGCCGCGGGCGTAGCCGCCGTCGACCTTCTCGATGGAGTTAACACCATACTGCTGACACAGTTCATCCCAAATCAGCCGTTCCAGCCAGTCGAGTGAATCGATCACGACGGATTGGTAATCGTGTTTGTCCTGGCGAAGCGCCGACAGCGCGTTGAGCACATCATTGAGGTTTTCGGCCAACGGAAATGAATCACAGGCAATCTGATCGAGGCCATCCTCTGTGGGGATGAAAACGGGGTTGGGTGCCTGCGCCGCCGTTGTGCTCTTGCCGATGCCCTCGGTGCCGTAGAGGACGATGCGGGGTGGTGAGTGCTTCTTGCCCTGGTGAATGGTTTGCAGCAGTGACATGTGGGGTCCTCCAAATAGGAATGCTCGATTCTGACAACAAAGGTGGCCCCGACGGCAGCGGGGGTACGTACCGTCGGGGCCACAAGCTTAGGCGACATCCAGCAGGCGTGGTTCCTCATAGCCCGTGGGCCAGATGTCATTGAGAAGGCATGATTTGAGGCGACGGATGGCCGCCTCATTCTCATGCCGGGCCGCGGACAGGCAGTCGTCGGATACGCGCCAGAGACCGCAGCGGAAGGGTTCGCGTTTTTCAATGCCGATGATGTGGACTTGCACGTACTCGCCGATGACTTCCTTCAGGACCGCCTGATAGAAGGCCATCTGGCGGTGATAGCTGAAACGGCGGGCATCGGCCTCGAACCACGACAAGTCATCGCAGCTTTTCAAGTCAACGATCCCGCGCTGCGGATTCACCCAGTCGAGGCGAATCTGACAGGGTGTGCCGCAGTAGGGGGCTCGGACAACTCCCTCGGCGAGCCCATACGAGATCAGGTCAACGGCTGTGTCGTTGAGCGAAATGCCGGACGCCATCTGCTCGATGACGGCCATCTGTTCGAACGACAGCACGGGCCGACCCTGCCGAGCCTGCCATTCGGCAAACTTCTTGGTGGCGCTGCCATAGGGTTTGCCTGTCGTCGGATTGATCGGCCCGCCCAAGGCGAACTGTTTCTCGTATTCGGCCCGTCCCTCGAGAATGCGGACATGGGCCGCGCGGCCGAGGAGGTATGCCGGTGTGTCCTTGTTCTCGATCAGCCCACATCGCTTCTTATGGTACAGAAGCGGGCATCTCTGGAAATCTATCAGTTGATGGCTGCTGAGGAACTCAGCCGACCGGGCATGGTACTGCTCGGCGGGCTCGGCCTCAAGGACGCTCAAGTCAATGTACAGTTCGTCATGCATGATTCACCTCGTGTACTTTGTGTCCGGGAGTTTGCCCTCTACATCCGCACGGAGGTTGAATCTGCCGCGCTCGAATCACAGAAACCCATCTTCGGGTCCATGAAGTACGCGCGGGCCTGGGTGATCAGGCGATAGATCGAGTTGCGATGAATGCCCATTGCCTCGGCCGCTTCCGTTGGCGACAGGTGCATCAGCAGTCTGCAGGCCTGCTGCAGTCGCCGGGGCATCCTCGCCAGCACTACCTCGATATCCAGCTTCAGTTCGAGCTTGGCCAGATCGTCCTCGGCCTCGTGCGCAGGGTTGTTGACGGCTGGGGAGCAGCCATCGGGCGCCTCGGAGAAACCCATCGGCTTGCCTGCCTCGCGCTGCCGCATGCGGCACTCGGCCTGCGCGAGCTTCTTGACCGCCAGGTCGAGCACCCGGCAGGCGTAGGTGTGCCAGCTGGCGGACCTGTCCGGGTCAAACCGGTCCGCCGCCTTGAGCAGTTCGACGACCATCTCCTGGGCGAGGTCGTCCCGACGGTCGTCCGGCAGCCGGAATTTGATGGCCAACTGCTGTGCCCGGAAGTCAATCCGCTTCAGGACGTAGTCGTCGACAACATTGTTCTGGGGTGGATTTGTCAGGTTTGTCTTCTGCATGGTCGCGTCTCCTGATTCGGAGTTGGGCTTTTGGCGACCTCCGTCGGGTCGCATCTGCCCGCCGCGAAAATTGCAGAAAACGAAACTGCAATTTTAGTGCAATTCCGCAAGTGCCTGCAAACACAGAAGATATGGAGCAAAATTGCAGAATTGCAGTTGCAGCAATTGACTGCAAGTGCAATTCTGCAAACCTTAGCGCGCGCAAAAAAAGCCCCCAAGCGAAGCCGGAGGGCTCTTCAATACGTTCGTGATTGCGACTATTACTTCCTGGTAAACCGCATGATCTGCTCCAGATCAGCGGCCACATCCCAGAGCAGGCGGAGCTGCTTGGCCTGGGGGTCATCAAAACAACGACTTACTGTCCAAGGCTCAAGACCCGTCAGTTTTGCCAACTGCCTCTTCAGCGGACGCGCCAGCAGCGTAGGATGTCTTCCTTCACTGACTGCGGCCCACGCATAGTCACGAGCCGCCTTGATGTGTTCGATGAGTTCTTTTTCCAGACGTTCAATGTTCAGGGCACGTTGGGACCGCCTCGGTTGACCAGCACGGCCAACTTGGCCAGGCTCAATATAGACCCTGGATGCCCCGTGGCTTCTTGCCGAACGTTGCGATTGGCTTCCAAACATCACCTTTGTCAGCCGCATCAGGAAGTTTCTCAACTGTAGTGTCTGCCGGCGACAAAGACTCACGAGCCTCGTCTCGGCCTCGTCATCCGCAGCGGTTTCCTTGGGATATCGCGCGTCCAGAGATTCAGCCGTCTCACACAATGCGTCGAATTTCTTGCGCAACGATTCCGAAAGATCATGGCGATTTCTCAGAATCAGTTCGTCGACCAAGGCGTATATCTCGGTCTTCTCCGGACCCAGGCCCCATGAGTTGGCTGGGAGATAATACCCGTCAACGTCCTTGGCCACTTGTGGCAAGATTTGAGACCACAAGTCCAGGCCAACAACAATTTCTCCGATCAATTCCGGACAGATCGTTTCTATTCGCGAATACCGGACTAACACGTTCTTGAAACGATCATTCCACGATATCCCCGCGACACCGGTCTTCTCGTCCCGCTCTTTCATGACAGACCCTAACCTCAGAACGTCACTGCCAATCTTGTTGGGGCTTAGGTTTGACATGCCGAAATGGCCGAGGTCGGTGCCACCCACCACTGCATAATATCATAGCAAGGAGCCGTGTGGATGTAAAGCTAAAAACATCAAAGTATCTTCTGTATACACAACATTACCATACGACCTTTTATCTGCGCGGTCTAACGCAGAACTTCCCCGGTGCCCGAAATTGTTCCCGCCAATTGGGACCACATTCTGCGCTGGATTTGCCAGTCATATTCGCGGGTGATAGGACGGACATCCCGTTCTGTGATGGGATCACGGCCTGTTTTGATTTCAGGCAGAAACAGAACCTGCTGCTGTATATCCGGGGCGAGGTGGAGCAGATTCATGATTTGCGTGACACGGGCGCGGGTGACGTGGCCGAGTTCGGCAAACTGGGCCTGGTCGCGGACGGCTCCCTCGGCGATGAGACGGTCGAACTTGATCGCCAGCGCCATCAGCCGGGATACGCGGGGCACTCGGCCGTCAGGCGTATCGGTGACTGGGGCGGGGCCGGGCCTGATCTGGCGTTTACCTTTGTTGGCCATCGAGAAGTGAATCTTCTTTGTTAACGTCAGGTTGTCGGGCATGAGTCGTCCTCACGTTGTTCAGCGGTCAGCGTGCAGATGCCGGTAGGATGGAACGTCAGCGAGATCGTCTCGTCGGCACCGTCATACTCGACGCGTTCGATCAGCAGGTGGACCAGTCTGGCCTTCTGCGCCGGGGGAAGCGTTTCCCACAGCGGGTCGAACGCCTCGATGGCCCCGGCCAGTTCGTCCGGGTTGACCATCCGCTGGCGAAGCCCGGCGATCTGGGCGTTGATCTCGGCTGCATCCTGCTGGCGGTCGTGGATTTGGGCCTGCAATAACCCGAGTTGATGCGTCGCGGCCTCGTCGAATCCCGCACGAGCAGCGACCGCGCCGACCTGGCGTCCGAGGTCCTTGATCGCCTTGCCCACCTCGGCCCGCTGATCCTGCAGGGCGTCGACCTCTTCCTGAAGATGGGCCTGCGTCGCCCGCAGCGCATCATCCAGCACACAGGGATCGCGGCCGAGCGTCTTGATCTGCTCGACGACGAAGTCTTCAAGCTGTTTGGCTGGAAGCGATGGAGCCGGACACGCGCTCCAGCCGTTCTTCTGGGCACGGATGCAGACGTAGTACCGATACCGCTTGTTACGCCGTGTGGCGAAGTGGTGGCTCATCGCACAGCCGCACGCCTTGCATCGCACCAGGCCCTTGAGCAGAGCGCCGTGCTTGTTGCGGCTGTGCTTGCCGCCGGAGTTGCGGTTCCGCCGCAGCAGGCCCTGCACCCGGGCGAACAGGTCCTCGTCGATAATGGCGTCGTGTTCGCCTTCGTGGATCTCGCCCTTATAGGTCACCTTGCCGAGGTAGACGATGTTCGTCAGCAGCTTCCGGAGGGCCGGCTTGTCGAACTCCGCGCCGCCCCGCCACGTGCCTTTGGCCGTCTCGTATCGCTTTGTCTTCCAACCCAGTGCCTTTAACGACTGGACCGTCGGCAGCATCGATCCTTCTTCCAGATACATCCGATAGATCGCCCGCACGCGTTCGGCCTCGTCCTTATTGACCTCGATGCGACTGCCCCGATTGTCGCGGACGCGGTCGTAGCCCAGCACCGGTGGGCCACCCGTCCATTTTCCCTTGCGCCTGGCGGCGGCGATCTTATCCCGCGTGCGCTCCGATATAATCTCGCGTTCGAACTGGGCGAAGCTCAGCAGGATGTTCAGCGTCAGCCTGCCCATGCTGGTGGTTGTGTTGAACTGCTGAGTGACGCTAACCACCGAGACGCCGTTGGTCTCGAGCGTCTCCATGATTCTGGCAAAGTCCATCAGGCTGCGGCTCAGACGGTCGATCTTGTAGACCACGATGCAGTCAAGCTTCCCCTCAGTCACGTCGTTCATCAACCGCTGAAATGCGGGACGTTCAATGGTGCCGCCGGAGAAGCCTGCGTCGTCGTATCGTTCGCTGAGGCAAACCCAGCCTTCGTGCTGCTGGCTCTTGATGTATGCCTCGCCCGCTTCACGCTGGGCGTCGAGCGAGTTAAAATCGAGATCGAGATTCTCATCGGTGCTCTTGCGGGTGTAGACCACACATCGCACCGACTTGAGTTTGTCGTTGTTCCGGCTCATTCGGTCTCCTTTTCTGGCCCGCAGTTGAAGAATTTAAACCCACTCCAGTGCCCGCCGGTGATCGCATGGGCGACAGCCGAGAGGCTCCGGTATCGCCGCCCGTCGTAGGCGAAGCCGTCGTCCAGGACTTCCACCACGTACCGGTGGCCCTTGTAGACGCGGACAATCTGGCCGCCCGGCATCGGCAGCCGGGCGTCGTGTGTGCAGCGGATGTACCTGCGGGCAGGCTGTGCCACGTCGGCGGGTCGATCCAGCGGGGCCATCTTCAGGCCCTTAGGCGGGATGACCCTCAAGTCCTGGTCGCGGGCCAGTACCTTCGCCCGGCGCTCGGCCCGATCCGACAGGCCGCCCTCGGCCAGGGCTTGGATACGCCACGCGCAGCGGCGAATCAGCCATTGCTTGTTGCCGCTGCGGGACGGTTCGCCGTGCAGCTCGGTGTACCGTTGGCGGAGTTGCTTCGGTGTCATGTTTTTCAGTTCCGCCATTTCCTTCTCGATCTTGGTGCGTTTCATGCTCGGTGTCCTTTCTCTCGTTGTTAACCGTGGGATACACTGAGCCATCAACTCACCGAAAGCTCAAGGTCGATCTGCGAATGTCGGCGAAAATTCTGCGGGGCCGATGCATGCTCGGATTTGCGCGACGGTCGAGGGCGCGATAGCGGGATATCGAGGGCCTCCGGCATGTGCGCCGCGTGGTGGGCGAGCAGGTCGATGATCTCGCGGCGTCGCTGCTGAACGGTCAACATGGGCGCGGACTTTGGTCTACGGGTCAAGCAATTGCTCCTTCATGGATATGGCAATCGGGATCTGCCATCTATATCCACGGAGAGCGGTTAACTGCCGCGCACCCCACCCCTTTCCAATCGACGTTGTTAACCCGTACTCGCTCTCAGCGGTGAGAGTCCGAGAGTTTGGGCCAAAAGCGGGTTGAGGCGGGGTCTGGCGGTTAACAGGGCGAGAAAATTAGCGGCCACGTCCAGACGGAGGAGGTTTGTAAAAGCCTTTGTGCCAGCGGGATATGCGCGTGGTTTCGGCAGCGTGGTCGGCGCAAAAATTTGGCCCGTATCGTGCTCGATACGGGCCAAAACCTCCCCGGGAGCAACCCTAGTCGAACCGCTCTCAGCATCAGCACTACTGCACCGCCCGCCAAGGCCCTTCGATAGCGCCGGCTAGCTCACTCCCAACGTTCCTGTGGGTCGCGCAAGTTCAGCCGAGGCCAGCAGTTTCTGCTTGCGAACACCGGCTAAATACGGATAATAGCCGCCGTGAGAGGCGGATGATCCGCGACCAGTCGGAACAGGGTGCTTGGAGCAGCCTATGGCGGCCAAACGCGATGAGATCATGACGATGGACGAGCTGGCGGAGTACCTGAAGATCTCCAAGTCCACGCTCTACAAGCTCGCCGTCGATAACAAAATCCCCGGCACAAAGATCGGCAAGCGCTGGCGATTCCACAAGGACGCCATCGACCGTTGGGTTCAGAACGGACCGGCCCAAAGCGGTTCCGAAATCTCAGGTGAACAGGAATGACGACAATGGACCAGTACCGCGAGAAGTTTCAGAGCCTGCTGCGCGAGCTCTTCCAGTTCGACTGCGCCGATCTCGACTTCGGCATCTACCGCATCATGAACTATAAGCGGGACGTGATCGAGAAGTTCATCTCGACCGACCTGCCCAAGGCCATCGCCGACGAGTTAGATCGCGGGGTCTTGGCGGACCAGTCGCTGGCCGCCAAGGAGCTTGCCGAGGTCGCAAAGCAGATTACCGAGTCACTGGGCAAGGACGCACTTGACGCCGACGGCCAGCTGGCAGAGACGTACCATGGCACGCCGCTGGGTAGGAAATACCTCGACCTCAAGGACAAGGCCGCCGGCGGGCGTGGGCGAGAAGCCCTCGAAGCCACGATCTTCAACCACCTGTATACCTTCTTCAGCCGCTACTACCAGGATGGGGACTTCATCTCGAAGCGACGCTACTCGAAGCGGCAGCGCTACGCCATCCCTTACAACGGCGAGGAAGTCTACCTGCACTGGGCAAACCATGACCAGTACTACGTCAAAACCGCCGAGCACTTTCACGACTACTCTTTCACATCGCACGGTGTGACCGTCCACTTCAAGATCAAGGCCGCCAACGTCGAACAGAACAACGTCAAAGGCGACAAGCGGTTCTTCATTCCTCGCGTCAAGGAAGTCGACTGGGATGAGAAGGCCAGCCAACTGGTCATTCCCTTCGAGTATCGTCCACTTAACGATCAGGAAGCCGTCACCTACGGCACCAAGAACCAGCAGGACAAGATCATCGCCGACGCCCTAGATTCGATCCCCAAGCGACTGAAAAAGGCGGACAAGGCCCTCCTGGCCCTCACCGCCGAGCGGCGCAAAACCAATGACGGCCAACCGGTCAGCTTCCTCGAACATCATCTGCGGCAATACACGCGGCGAAACACGGCTGACTTCTTTATTCACAAGGATCTCAAAGGGTTTCTCTCACAAGAACTGGACTTTTACCTGAAGAACGAAGTGTTGAATCTGGATGAGATCGAAGCTGCGGGTCAAGACCGCTGCGAGGGTTGGTTCCAGATCATGCGGGTGATTAAGGCCGTTGGCAGCCGGATCATCGATTTTCTCGACCAGATCGAGTCTTTTCAGAAGATGCTCTGGGAGAAGCGGAAGTTCATCACCGAAACGCAGTACTGCATCACGGTCGGCACCATCGACGAAAGCTTCTATCCCGACATCGCCGCCTGTGACGCTCAGTGGGCCGAATGGAAAGAGCTGTTCTACATCGACGAGGAGCACTCCGACCTATTCACCAACGGCAAGAGCAAGAAGGACAGGCGGATCTCATTCCTCAAGGCACACCTCACGCTGGTGCTCGATACGAAGCACTTCACCGCCGACTTTGTGGATCGGCTCTTGGCATCGTTTGCCGACTTAAGCGCCATTACTGATGGACTATTGGTCCACAGCGAAAACTGGCAGGCGCTGCACTTACTCACCGATACTTATCGCGATGGCGTTCGCTGTGTCTATATTGACCCACCATATAACACTGACGCGGGGCCGATTCTTTACAAGAACAACTATCGTAGTTCATCCTGGGTGTCCATGATGGCGGACCGCCTTGCGGCAGCTAAGTCGCTACTAACACGAGATTCCGTCTTGTGTGCGACAATTGATGACTATCAGTACAGAGAGCTGTATTTCCTGCTTGAGCGCATTCTGGGCAAGGACAGCATTGCTGGCACTGTTGCGATCCGATGCAATCCATCCGGCAGGCCAGTTCCGTCGGGATTCGCTCAATCCCACGAATACGCAATCTTTGCCACTCGGTCTCCAGAATCGACGATGAGCAAGCTACCACGTACCGACAAACAAGCGGCACGTTATCGCCATACCGACGACTTCGGTCCTTACATGTGGGAGTTATTTCGCAAGCGAGGCTCCAATTCGGAACGATGGAATAGGCCGTCGCTCTACTATCCAATCTACATTGCGGGCGAATCTGTACGCATTCCAAAGATGAAATGGGATGATGATGACAGAGTATGGCGAGTAGAGGAGAAACCCAGGCAGGGCGAGAAGGTTGTCTACCCTGTCGACGACGAAGGCACTGATCGCACCTGGCGCGGAAGCCCGGACAACATCGAGAATAACCCAACGAATTACAAGGCCATAGAGGCTGATGGAACAATCACCGTCTACTACAAGTTTCGGCCAAGTGACGATGGTGTGCTGCCAACCACTATGTGGATCGATGCAAAGTACTCTGCAACAGAGCACGGTACGGGTGTCATAAAGAATTTATTTACGGGATATAATGTGTTTTCGTATCCCAAATCTGTCTTCGCAGTGGAAGACAGCTTGCGTGTCGCTGGCATGTCAGGTACTTCCGGATTCGTATGCGACTTCTTCGCAGGTTCGGGAACAACGGGACATGCCGTCATCAATCTCAACCGGGAGGATGAAGGAAGACGCAAGTTTATCTTGGTCGAGATGGGCGCGTACTTTGAGACGGTGACACTCCCGCGCATCAAGAAGGTGACGTTCGCGCCAGAATGGAAAGACGGAAAACCGAAACGGCTGGCCACAGCGGAAGAGGCCGAGCGCAGCCCCCGGATCGTGAAGTACATTCGGCTGGAGAGCTACGAGGACGCACTGAACAACATTTCCTTCGATGACGCATCGGGCCAGGGCGCGCTGAAGTTTGACGACTACCTGCTCAAGTACATGCTCAAGTGGGAGACGCGCAAGAGCGAGACGCTGTTGAACGTCGAGAAGCTGGCCCGCCCCTTCGCCTACAAACTGACCGTGATGAAGAACGGCGAATCCGTCGACAGGATCGTTGACGTGCCGGAGACGTTCAACTACCTGCTCGGCCTGCATGTCAGCACGCGCAAGGTGTACGACGATGACGGGCGGCGATACCTCGTGTACCGCGGCAGGATTGACCACCGCCAGGTTGTCGTGATCTGGCGCGATACGGACGGCTGGCAGAAGAAGGACCTGGAACGCGACAAGAAGTTCGTGGCCGACCAGAAGCTGACGGAAGGCGCAGACGAGGTCTTCGTCAACGGCGATTCATTCATCCCCAACGCCAGGGCGCTTGAACCCGTGTTCAAGGCCCGGATGTTCTCGACGGTGGAGGCGTAAACGATGGCCAGACGGACGCAAACACTCCTTGGGAACGCCGGTAGCACTTCCGGCACGCCGCAATATGTCAAACTGGAGCAGCGGCTGGTCCTGCTGGCATGGTTGAACGATCTGCTGGGCTACAATCAGAACCGCGATTTGCTGGCCGATCTGCGCAATGCGGCGGAGGGATTCGACGCGACGGGACGCAGCTATATCTACCACCAGCTCATCTCCCGTGGGGACAAGGTCAAGATCGATGCGGCTGACCTGGCCCGTTACGACGACAATATCCGTGAACACCTCCGGGCCATCAACGCCGGCCGCCCTGAGCCGGTCACGCTGCGTTATTTCCAGTACCTGGCGGTGCTCTATACGGAGATATTCCTGGACACCTACTTTCACCGGCGAGGGGAGCTTCTGAGGGCGCTCAACGGCTTTGTCGAAAAGCGCAACGCTGCGAAGAGCGCCGGAGATACCAAGGATGCGGAATTCACGGAGTCGGACCTGAGGAAGCTCGCTTTCTGGATGGCAACCGGCAGCGGCAAGACGCTGATCATGCACATCAATTACCGGCAGTTCCTTCGCTACAACAACCTGCCGCTGGACAACATCCTGCTGATCACTCCGAACGAAGGGCTGAGTGAGCAGCACATCGAAGAAATGACGGCGTCAAACATCCCCTGCCGTCGGTTCGACCTTAACGAAAGTGGTCTCGGCATGGTCGAACGAGGCACCGTTCGGGTCATCGAGATCACCAAGCTGGTCGAGGAGAAGCGCGGCGGCGGGTTGAGCGTCCCAGTCGAGTCCTTCGAAGGCAACAACCTGATCTTTGTGGACGAGGGCCATAAGGGATCAGGCGGTGAAGCCTGGAGGAGTTTCCGTGATGCGCTGGGACAGACGGGATTCACTTTCGAATACAGCGCCACCTTCGGCCAAGCCCTCACAGCGGCGCGTAACGATGAGCTGACTGCGGAATATGGCAAGGCCATCGTCTTCGACTACTCGTATCGGTACTTTCACGGCGACGGATACGGCAAAGATTTTCGTATCCTGAACCTGAAAGAAGAGACCACTGAGGACAAGACCGAAATGCTGCTTCTCGGCAATCTGCTGTCGTTCTATGAGCAGCAGCGCGTCTTCAATGAGCAAGGGGAAGACCTGCGGCTGTACAACCTGGAGAAGCCGCTTTGGGTGTTTGTCGGTAGCAGCGTGAATGCAGTCTACACCGAGGACAAGGAAAAGCGGAGCGACGTGCTGACCGTGGTGAGGTTCCTGCATCACTTGCTGGAGAACAAACGCGGCTGGGCGGTGAAGGCGATCAACAAGCTTTTGGAAGGCAAGACCGGCCTGGTTGACGCGAACGGCCAGGACGTGTTCGCCGACAAGTTCCGGTACCTGAGAGAGGCCGGATGGGATGCCGAGGCAACCTACCAGGATATTCTGGTCAAGGTGCTCCATACGCCAGTAGGCGGCGGCTTACATCTGTACGACCTGCGAGGTCGCACCGGCGAGATAGGACTAAAAGCGAGCGGCGCGGAGGAGTACTTCGGCCTGATTTACATCGGCGACACTAGCACGTTCAAGAAGCTCGTCGAAGACGATGACTCCGGCATCGTTCTTGAGGAAGATGCCATTGCAGACTCGCTGTTCGAGAGAATCAACGATCCCGATACGACCATCGAGATTCTGATCGGCGCGAAGAAGTTCATGGAGGGTTGGAACTCCTGGCGCGTATCGAACATGGGCCTTCTGAACATCGGCCGCAAAGAAGGCTCGGAGATCATTCAGCTCTTTGGGCGCGGCGTACGTTTGCGAGGTAAGGACTTCACGTTGAAGCGAAGCTCGGCCTTGGATGGCAGCCACCCTCAATACGTTCCGCTGTTGGAGACGCTCAACATCTTCGCCGTCCGGGCGAACTACATGTCGCAGTTTCGCGAGTACTTGGAGAAGGAAGGCGTCGAAACGCAGGGTGATATGGAGTTGCCCCTACCCATCCGAGCGAATGATGACTTCCTTAATCAAGGACTGGTGGTACCGCGTGTTCCGGATGGCTGCAGCTTCATTGATGAAACCGATATTCTGCTCGATGTTGATCACAGCATCCGAGTGCGAGTGGATATGTCGTTGAAGGTCCAGACGCTGGAGAGCGGTGCCAATGGATTGACCGCGACGGCAGTGAAGGCTGGTCGGGAACGCCCCATTCCCGATGAGAGCCTGGCACTCGTTGATTGGGAGAAGGTCTACATCGATCTGTTGGAGTACAAAGAGCGTGCGGGCATGCACAACCTGGCCATTCGTCCAGACGTGCTCCGGGCCATCATGTCCTCTAGGGAACCCACGCGGCTCTACAGCCTTATTGCCGATGAAGCCGTCGTCGCGCCCCAGTCTTTTGCGGACACTGCCCTACTCAACGAGGCAGTCCTGACTATTCTTCGCAAGTACGTCGAGAAGTTCTATCGCAACCAGCAAGAGCGATGGGATTCCGAGAACATGGTCTACCGCCCGCTGGACCGTGGTGACGCCAATTTCCAAGACTACACCATTAAGGTTGCCCGAGGCGAATCGCAATTAATTACGGCGATCCAGAAGTTCATTGATGAGGGCGATGATATCTATAAGCAAGACCTCCGCGACCTACCCACGATCCACTTTGACCGTCATCTCTATCAGCCCTTGCTGATCGAACGTGGGGACAAAGTGCGCAGCGAGCCGCCGGGTCTGAATGATAGCGAGCGGCAGTTTGTCGAGGATTTGAGGGCCTTCTGCCGCGTCGAGAAGAACAAGTTGCTGGCGGACGCCGAAGTGTTCTTGCTGCGGAACCTCAGTCGCGGGAAAGGCATCGGCTTCTTCGAGAAGCGAGGCTTCTACCCAGACTTCATCCTGTGGGTCAAGAGGGACAATGCCCAGCGGATTGTCTTTGTCGAACCGCATGGAATGCTCCATGCCGAGGCGTACCAACATGACGACAAGGTCAGACTGCACGAAGCACTTCCGCGTTTGGCGGCGGCCATGTGTAAGCGGACTGGGACCAAAGACATCGTATTGGATTCGTTCATCGTTTCCGCCACGCCGTTCGAAAATCTCCGCACCAGGTACGACGACGGCAATTGGGACAGGCAGAAGTTCACTCAGGCACACATTGTCTTTCCAGAGCGCTCGGCAGAGTACGACTACATCTCGATCATCATGCAGCAACAGACTACGTGAGTAGCGGCAGGCATCTATGCGAGCAAAGGACAAAGTCACGTTGCGAAAGGACATTCTTCGTAGCCTGCGAAAGCAGGGCTACGTTGTGCGTGATGGTCGGGTTGCTCTGCCTGAGGATACCACAAAAGATGATCTTCGACGCATCAATGAAATGGCCTGCATGAAGAAGCGTCAAGAAGCTCGGCCACGGCTGATCAAGTACGAGGACCAGCTCTTGAATCGCATCGCAGCAGGCGACGATGTGGTGGTGGACAAGGTTCAACCGAAGTTGATTCAGGTTGAACGCGATACGGAAGACGAACTGCTGTTTCGCTACGTTTGTCTTCACTGGAGCATCCCCGTTTCTTCGGGCTATGGCAGACGACTGCGTTTTCTGGTGGAGGATCAGAGCAATGGAAAACTAATAGGTATCTTTGGGCTCGGTGATCCGGTGTATTCGCTCCGCGCACGTGATCAATGGATCGGCTGGGATGCTAAGACGAAGAAGGAACGCCTCTACCATGTAATGGACGCTTTTGTGTTGGGCGCGGTGCCACCCTACAGCAACCTGCTGTGCGGGAAGCTCGTGGCCATGCTTGCGATGACCGACACCGTCCGTAAGGCGTTTCGAAGCCGGTACGGTGGGCGTGAGGCAGTGATTAGTGGCGCGGTGCGCAAGCCCTATTTGGTCTTGATCACTACCACGTCGGCGCTCGGACGATCATCTTTATACAACCGGCTACGGATCAACGGGACAGAATATTGGCACCGCATCGGCACCACATAGGGGTGGGGAGAGTTTCATTTCTCAAACGGCGTCTATGCAGACATTCGTGCGTATGCCGAACGATGGTGCGAAGCAACGGCCAAGAAAGAGCCTTGGGGCAACGGATTCCGCAACAAGCGAGAGGTAATCCGAAAGGTACTGTCTCGGATTGGCCTATCAACCAATTTGGGGAACCATGGCATTCAGCGGGAGATCTACGGTGCTCCGCTCGGCCACGACGCACTAGCATTCTTGCGTGGAGAGACGACTCGCCCACGGTTCTTCAATCTAACCGAGGCTGAAGTATGGAGCGCATTCCGTGAGCGATGGTTCCTTCCCAGGGCGGCAAGGTGTCCCGA